CCCGTAGGGGATGCGCACCGTTTCCCCGCCGGTTTCGACGAGCGCCGTCACGTGCAAACGCTGTCCGTAGTTGTTGAGCGGATCACCGGGAGCCGTGGGCACCATGCCGGGGTCAACCCGCATGGTCAGCTTCGACGGGACCACGCGCTTCAACGTGGACTCCACC